TTCTCGCAGTCGCCGCGTCCCGCCATCCTCTATATCGGGCGGTTCGCGCAGACCGGAACCAACGCCGTCCTGCATGGCGGCATCATGACCACGTCGCAACAGGTCACCCTGCTCAACCAGCTAAAGTTGGTCACCAACGGCACCATGCAGATCACCATCGACGGCATCGTGCATCAGTTACAGGCCACCTCGGGACACCTCACGGGCGGCACCTTCCTGCCAGTCGCGCAGGACGCGTTGGTGACCCAGTTGCAGGGCATCGTCAACGGCGCGTTCGATATCACCATCGACGGCACGCTGCGCCATGTGGCGGGGGTCAATTTCTCCACCATGACCGGCACCGACACGCCGACCCATCTGGCCAGCGCAGGCGCCCTGATCTCGACCGCGATGGCCAGCTACGGCACCGCGTCGTGGAACAACCAGCTTGGCGCGTTCGTCATTCGCAGCGCCACCACCGGCACAGTGTCCACCATCACGTTCGCCAGCGTCCCAGCCAGCGGCAGCGATGTGTCGGCCATCCTGCAACTGACCGCCGCCACGGGCGCGCTGGCGCCCGCCAACGGCACCACGGGCATGGACTTCACCAGCGTCACCAACCTGAACGGCGCCGCGACCGTGATCAACAACGCGCTGACCGCTGGGACGTGTTGGTGGGATGGCACCCGGTTCCACATTCAGTCGATTTCGTCCGGTCCCGCCAGCACGATCACCTACGCCAGTTCGTCCGGGCTGGGCCAAGACGTGTCGACGCCGATGAAGCTGACCCAGGCGGCCGGTGCTTCCATCCCGGTCGACGGCATCGCGGCGGAAACCGCATTGCAGGCAGCCATCGCACTGCGCGCGCACCCGCAATGGTATGGCCTGCAATTCGCCCTGGTGAACGACATCACGGTGACCGACTATGTCAACGTGGCCGAGTTCATTGAGGGCTGCGACCCGGTGTCGATCTTCGGCTACACCTCGCAGGACACGGGCGGTCTCGATCCCACGGTGAATTCCGACATCTTCAGCCAGATGAAGGCGCTGGGCTATACCCGCACGTTCGGGCAGTTCAGCAGCAACAGCAAGTATGCCTCGGCCAGCATGTATGGTCGGGCATTTACCGTGGACTTTGAGGCGTCCGATACCGTCATCACGCTGAAGTTCAAGCAGGAGCCGGGGGTATCGGGGGAAATCCTGACCGAGAATCAGGCGGCCTCGCTCAACCTCAAACGCGCCAACGTGTTCGTTTACTATTCCAACGACGTGGCGATCATCCAACAGGGCGTCATGGCGTCGGGCATGTTCTTTGACGAACGCCATAACAGTGACTGGCTGGCCAACCGCATCCAGACCGATCTATTCAACGTGTTGTATACCGCGCCGTCCAAAATCCCGCAGACCAACCAGGGCGTCCATATCCTTGTAGCTACAGTCGAAAACAGCATCCAACAGGGCGTGGTGAACGGTATGATCGCGCCCGGGCAGTGGAACGCGCCCGGGTTTGGCCAGATCGCCTATGGACAGATGCTGCCAAAGGGCTTCTACGTGTGGGCGCCGTTGGTGGAATCACAACCCCAGGCAATCCGCGAACAACGCATCGCGCCGACCATCCAGGCTGGCATCAAACTGGCGGGCGCCGTGCATTTCGCCAATGTGATCGTGAACGTCAACCGATAGTCACGAGCCACGGTTGCAAAATGCGCGTATAGGCAGCGCGCGACCCTATCAACCAAGGAGAACGCAAACATGGCGAAAACAGTTTTCGCGATGATCACACTGCTCGATGATCGAGACGCAATCGACCCCGGCTTCGGCAATCGCCCGGGCGCGATCGACCCCGGCTACGATAGGCCGATCCATCACCCCGGGCACCCGGACCACGGACTGCCCAGCCGTCCCGACCACATCGGCGGCGGTCCGATCTACCATCCCGGCCACCCGGACCATGGGCTTCCCAGCCGCCCCGACCATGCATGGGGAGGCGGTCGCCCCGACCGCCCAGAGCAGGGCCTGCCATGGGCACCTGGGCACCCGGACGCCGGTCTGCCGGTGCCTCCCGGCCTGCCGCCGCTTCCCGCGCCGCCAGCGCAGATCGCCAACAAGGTGGTCGTGCTGTGGCATCTGCCCGGTCAGACGGAGTGGCACGGCAAGGTGATTGACCCCTCGCTGGAAGGTGGCACGCCGCTGCCACCGGCACCGGCACCCAAGGGCTAAGTGACGTCCCGTGGCGATCGAACCCACCAACGGGAACGGTCGCCACGGTCTGATTGCCAATGTCAGCGACAAGCTGATCCGCGCGCTGCCACCGGCATTTTTATTGCTGGTGCTGCTGAATATCTGTTTCCTCGGTGTCGCAACGTGGACGTTCTCGCATAACACCGAAGTGCGAAACACCATGTTGACCAAGATCATCGAAAGCTGCCTCACCCGGCCGCCCGCGCGCGACTAGCGCGCCCCTCACCACAATCCACGCCTGCCCCAAAGCGAAATCCTGAAAGGAGGTCGTTGTGACCACGTATTCGTTCATTGACGTGGCCGCGTCCATCGTCGGACCCGGCGGTAGCTTCTCACTCGGCTATGGCTCGGGTAACTCCGAGGAAGGCATCTCCATTGCCATGACCGAAGATAAAAACACGATGACAATTGGGGCCGATGGCAGCGTGATGCACTCGTTGCACGCTGGCAATGGCGGCACCGTGACGCTGCGGTTTCTGAAAACCAGCCCGACAAATCAAATGCTGTCGGTGATGCTCGATCTGCAACGCGTGTCATCGGCGCTGTGGGGCAACAACACCATCGTGGTGTCCGATCCGGCGCGCGGCGATCAGATCAGTTGCAGGCAATGCGCCTTCGTCCGCTGGCCCAACGTCAACTACGCGAAAGACGGCGGCACCCAGGAATGGACGTTCCACGCCGGATCGATCGACGGAATCCTGGGCGACGGCACGGCGGGAGTGTAGCCCATGGCAGAATTTGACAGCGGCGGGCACCACTACCGCACCGAGCGAATGAACGCGCGCGATCAGTTGCATCTGTTGCGCGGCCTCGGCCCGTTGTTCGGACCCATGGCGCGCGCTGCCATGTTAAGCGAAACGGCGGACGATGTGACGCGCCGTATCCACGTTATGATTCCATTCTTCGAGGCGTTCTCCAAGATGGAAAAACACGAGGTGGATGTGCTGGTCGATCGCTGCCTGAGTGTGACCCGCCGACGCGAGGGGGGCGGCAATGGGACCAGCCAATACGGGCCGCCGATGCACAGTGGTTCGCGTGATCAATACGAGGACCTGAGCCTGGGCGATCTGATGACGATTTGCTGGGAGGTGGTGCAGGACAATCTGGGGGGTTTTTTCGCTACCGCGTCGCCGCCGGGAGCCGGGAATATCCCGCACTCGCCGCCGCTCGCGATGCCGATGTCAGTTTCATGAGCATGGCCAACGACGAAGGGTTTCTGATGGCACCCGTGCTGAACGGTCTGTGCCGTCTGGAAAGCCTGCTCGACGGCACGCTGAGCCTGGAACACATCGCCTGGGCGAATGACGCATTGGCGGTGCGCGAGGAAAACAAGGCGCGCCAGCAACAGGCGGCCGAGGAAAGGGCGCGCAAGTGAGCGTCACGACCACCCCACGCGTTGACGGCGGCAGCGGTGGCGGCGGTGGCGGTTCCGACATCACCCTGCCGCCCGTTGAGGTGACCGCAAAGCGCCTGCCGATCACCGCACCGTCCAATGTCACCTCGGTGCGCTCACCGAACGACGGCAAGACGCAGCAAGGCGAACAGCTATGGATGCGCAAATGGAAGCTGACGGTCGGCACGCCACAGGGCGACAAGGCGATGGACCTGTCGCTGTTGGATTTTGAGTTCACCATCAATCAAGATCGCTACAAAGTGCCGTGGACCGGCCGCATTAAGATTTGGAATGTCGGCGACAACATCATCAGCCGGATGAACAAGGAACTGACCAAGGTCTACCTCAAGGCTGGCTATCAGGAGCCATCCAACCAGTATGGCGATCTGTTCGCGGGGCAGATCAACTATTTCAAGCACGGTCGCCAGAACGCGACCGACACGTTTGTGGAAATTTTCGCCAGCACGTTTGAGGACCCGCTACGTTCGGCCATCGTCAACACGTGGCTGCCGGTGGGCTACGCCAAGAAAGACGAAATCCAGGCGGTGGCGGCGGCGCTGGCGCCGTGGGGCATCACGCTTGGTCAGGTGACCGATCTGAAGGACGCCAACACCAAGGCACCACGCGGCAAGCTGATGTTTGGCATGGCGGCGGATTATATGCGCGACATTGAGCGCACCCAGAAAGCGCATTTCTTTACCGACACCGACGGGCGGCTGCATTTGTTGAAGGATAGCGAAGCGCTGGCGCTCGGCAGTGAGACGATCCCGATTTTGACCAGCAAGACCGGACTGATCGATGTGCCGACTACGACGTTGGATGGCGCGGCCGAGGTGCAGTGTCTGCTGAACCCCCGCATCACCCCAGGCACACGCATCAGGATCGCCAACAAGACCGCGCATAAGAAACCCGACGAGGCGATCACCAAATACACCAACGTCGACACATCTGTTTTGGTGGCGGACGCCTACAAGCTGTCGCTGACCGAATTCAACTTCCACGCCGACGGCACCTACACCGTGGGCGCGGTGCGCCACCAAGGGGCGAACCGGGGCAATCCCTGGTATTCCCACATCATCACGCTGAAGGTTGACCAAGTGCCCGGCCTGACGACCAGCGCGGGCGCCGCCTGATGGCACAGACGCTTGAAGAATTTCTGATCTCAGTCAAATACAACATCGACGCACCGTCGCAGCAGACTTTCTTCAATGCCATGAAGCGTGCCGCCACCTCGGTGGCAGGTGTCGCGGGTGAACTGACCGGCCTCGGCCTCGCGGTGATGAAGATCGCCGACATGATGGCGCAGTCGGGCGAGAAACTCTATTGGATGAGCCAACGCCTGGGCGACAGCGTCGCCGATATTCAGGGCTTGGCCTACGCCATGTCGGGCCTGGGCGAATCGGCCGAGCAGGCAACGGCAGGCATTGAACGCTTCGGCGCCTGGACCCGCAGCATGGGACCGGCTGCGACGGGCTATCTGCACGCACTCGGCATCACCGCCACCGACACGGTCGGGCGGATGCGCCAGCTTGGTGAATACTTCCGCGCCCATGGCGGCACCCAGGCACAGCAAGGCACCTTGGAATACGCGCTGACGCTGCGCCGCGCCCAGATGATGGGCATTGACGAGCAGACCATGCTGGCGGCCAGTAGCGGCAAGCTGGAACAGAATCTGCAACAGGCTGGCCTGATGCAGCGGCTGGTATGGGGCGCGAACTGGCAGAGCGGACCACAGCAGTTCGCGACGCAGTCCGTGGAGGTGATGAACCGGTTCCGCCAGATGGGGTTTTTCTTTCAAAACCTCACCCAGCAATTTGGGCTTGGCCTGTTCAACGCGATCTTGCCGGAACTGGACAAGATCAACGCGCTGTTGATCGACATGCTGCCCGCCATCCAGCGGTTTCTCAATCATCTGATCAGCTACGCACCGGCCGCGCTGCAATTCCTGCAAGACATCATGCGCGGTTTCAAGTTCATGCTGGAAATTGCCACGTTTGCCATGGAGACCTGGGACAAGCTGCCCGGTGTGGTGCAGCACGCGGTGGAAGCAATGCTATTGTTCCCCTCGGCGCTGAAGCTGATGGGATCGCCGCTGTTCTGGATACTCGGTGGCATCACCGCACTGTTGCTGTTGCTGGACGATTACCAGCACTGGCAGAAGGATCAGGAGACCGGCAGTAAGGAACAGCACAGCTATTTCAAATGGGACGCGATTGATAATTTCATGAAGCCGATCATCGCCGCCTACAAGACGATGAGCGAATACGTCGACAAGGTGATGCCCATCAAAGGGCTGTTCGATATGTTCGCGTCTACCACTGCGGCTGTCGGTCTGTTGGCGATCAGCGGCGCGTTGGACGGCATTATGACGCGGCTGTTGGCGATGGGCACTTTCCTGATGCTCAACCCGATTGGGGTTGGGATCATGGCGGCGCTGGGACTGCTTGACGTTGCGGTGTTCGGCAAGCAGGGCAACGCGATTATTGAAAAGCGCGCCAAAGAACTCGGCTACACCATCCAAGGTGAAGGCACGCCAAATCCAACCTTCACCAAAGACGGCAAGACGCTGGACTACGGACAGATGATGCGGGAGGAAGGGTTCGGTCCATCCGGCGTCACGTTCGGGCAGGCGCATGGTTTCAAGCCGCTGCCATGGCAACCGGGCTACAAGGACGATCAACCGTTCACGCTGCCTGATCTGAAACGCCCGGCGCCGGGCGAAGGGCGGCACGATGAGCCGACCCCGGGTGATGACACCGGCAAGGGCATGATCCTCGGCATGCGGGGCGGCGGGCGATACCAGACCGCATCCACCGGCTGGATCGGTGGCCCGAGCGACGCGGGCGGTAACAGCGACCCGTTCTACAATATGTTGCGCTTTAATCTCGACGCCATCATCGAAAAGCTGAGCGATCTGTTGGACACGCTCAACGCGATGGCGCTGAAGATGGGCGTCGAGCGGGGCGACCTGGGCGGCGGCGGCAGAACTGGCGGCGGCGGTGGCGGCGACGGTGATCTGTTGCCACCGGGCGCGTCACCGGAAGAACAAGAGGCGCGGCTACGCCAGATCGAGCAACGCGAGTCGGGTGGCCAAAACATCAATAACCGGACGGGGCCTGGGGGCAGCCCAGCAAGCAGCGCGTCGGGCTTCTACCAGATGATCGACAGCACGTGGCTACACGCGGCGCACCTCGCTGGCATCAACACGCAGCACTACCCCCGCGCCATCGACGCGCCGTGGGACATCCAGCACAAGGCCGCGCTGGCACTGATCAACGAGCAGGGCGAACGGCCGTGGATTTCCAGCGCGGGGCATCATCTGTCGCACCAGCCGCTTGGGTCCGATGATACCAGTCCAGGCTGGGCGGGGCGCGCACTTACCGGGCAGCGACACAGCGGCATAATCCAGAACAACAACACCAACATCTCGGTCGTGGCACCCAGCCCCGCGTCAGCGGGGGCACAGGTCGCCGAGCATCAGATACGCATCCATGAACACCATTCGCGCTTCACCGCAGGGAAATTACTGGCATGAGCGGGGCACTGCTTGGCATCTCGGCGGTTGGCGGCATCGCACAGCAGGCGCTGCAAGCCACCGGCCTGATGCCCGCGTGGTTCCGCGCGCCACGCTCGATCGGCGACAGTAGCAGCAAGGGCGGGGCGATCATTCCCGACGTGACGATTGAGGAACAGCACAGCGACCGGTTGACCGTGACGCAGCACCCGATCGCCGACGGTTCGCCGATCCACGACCACGCCTACAAGCTGCCCGCGACGGTGGTGATGCGGATCGGGTTTTCTAATTCCAACATCGTCGGCGCGGCGGTGCAGGGTTTTCAATCGGGCGGTGGGTTCTCTGATATTGGCGGCGGCCTCGCGGGCGCTGGCCAGGGGCTGTTATCGGCGGCGACCGAGCAGCGTTGCAACGACATCTATAAGAAACTGGTGAAGCTGCAATTTGATCAAGAGGCATGGGACCAGGGCATGGCGCCGCTGGCTGCATTCAGTCTGACCACCGGCAAACGGCCTTACAAGAACATGGTGATCACCGAACTGTCGATGCGCAACGACAAGACCACGGAATACGCCCTGATCATCGAAGTGCACATGCAGGAAGTGTTCATCGTCAAAACCGCGTCGACCACCCAGCCGTCGCAAACCAATCAGTCCAACCCGGAAAAAACCGCATCACCCACCGACCAGACGGATAAGAGCGCGACACCCACGCCCAATCCGAATTCGTTCATAAAACGTGGCGCTGATTTTTTCTTCGGGGCGTGATCATGCAGTCGTTTGAAATCCCGCTATCGGGCACGCCGCAGCGGTTCACCATCTCGCTGCCGCTGGAAAACAACCCGACCGGCGCGCTGGTGTCCTATGTGATGACGTTCCAGTATCGCGACGCCGAGCCGTCCATGGCGGGCGGCTGCGGCTGGACGCTCGATCTGGCTGACCAGTTTGGCAACGCCATCCTGTGCGGCGTGCCGCTGGTGACCGGCGCGGACCTGTTACGCCAGTATGACTATCTGGCGCTGGGTGGCCACCTTGCGGTGGTGTCCGACGGTCTGCCCGACGAGGTTCCGTCGTTCGACAACCTCGGTTCCGGTTCACATCTATTTTGGGTGACCATACCATGAGCGAAGCCGCTGGACCGCTGGAATACCGCCAGCACTACGCCACCGACATCGAGGCGATGCAGACCCATCTGGACGGACGGCAGGCGCAAATCCATACCGCGATGCCGGGCCACATCGTCAGCTATGACCCGGCCAGCATGACGGTCACGGTGCAGATCGGCTTGCAGGCGCTGCGCGAGATGACCGATGGCAGCATACAGCCGGTGACCATTCAACCGATCAGAAATGTGCCCGTGATGTTCCCGACCGGGGGCGGCCACACCCTGACGTTTCCGATTAAGCCGGGCGACGAATGTCTGGTGATCTTCACCGAACGCAGCATCGACAATTGGTATCAGCACGGCGGCACCCAGCAACCGAACGACTACCGGATGCATGATATCAACGACGCGCTGTGCTTCGTCGGCATCCGCAGCCAACCGAACGTGCTGGGTGGTGGCGCTGCCACTCACGCTGGCGTGGCGACAACGGCGTCGGCTGACACCGTGCAACTCCGCAGTGACGACGGCCAGACCTACATTGAACTCGATGGCGCTGGCCGCGCAGTGAACATCCGCTGTCCGGGCGTCATCACGCTGGATTGCGTGTCGCTGCACGTGACCGGCGATATTCAGTGTTATTCCGAGGTGTTCGCCCAATCGCAGACTATGGGCTTCGTCACCCTGTCGAAGCACTTCAAGCACAGCGGCTCGCCGTCCACTCCGACGCCGGGGACCTGACCATGCGCTATCGCAGACTGGACGCCAATGGCGACATGACGTTCGGCCAGGGCCTGGGCAATTTCTGGATCAACCAGCCCGAGGCGGTGGCACAGTCGGTGTTGACCCGGCTGCGGCTCAACCTCGGCGAATGGTTCTACGACACCAGCGACGGCACGCCGTGGAACACCGAGGTCCTGGGCGAACGCACCCAGTCCACCCGCGACGTGGTGGTGCAAGACCGGGTGCAGACCACCACGGGGGTGGTGGAGATCATCAGCTATGGCTCGCTGTTCGATCCCAACACCCGCACGTGGACGGCCGCCATGACGCTGCAAACGGTCTACGGGCCGGTGGCGCTGGTCGCCACTAAACTGCCGGGCATCGTGCCGCCGCTGCCTGGGGCGGCCCCCGCAGGCGCGGCAATGGCCGCCTCCGGGCTTGGCATTCAGGGTGGCACGCCGCTCACCATGGTGCCCGCCGATCTGACCCAGGGGCCACGCAGCGATATCACCGATTTTGAGATTCAAACCCTGAACGCGGGAAGCTGGTAGATGCCACTGGCCATCCTGAAGCCCGACCCGCCATCGCGCGTGCTGCGGGCGCGGCAAGCGCCCCGTCCGCGTCCCCAGGTGGCGCTACGCGTCGCAGCGCCGCGACTGCGGCTCGTTGCCCCGCCTGCCGTCGCAGCCCCGCCACGCCCCGCCAGGGCGCGCCCTGCGGCCTTGGCCTTGCCGAAGCTGCAACCGGTGCTGCGGCTGGTGCTGCCGACGCCACCCCGGCCGGTGCGCCTCGTGCTGCGCGCACCAGCGCCGCCAGCGCCTGTGCCAACGCCGCTGGCCGAGGTGACGGGGGCGGTCGCGGTGGGTGTGCTGGGCACGGGCGGCACCCGGGTGATCATGGTGCCCGCTGACCTGACCCAGACCGGGCTGGTCAACATCACGCAATTCCGGATTTCGCTGGCAGCGGGAGTTTGGTGAATGTCGGGAACCGTTGCGCCAGTCTCACCCACCGCAGCCTACGTCGATCGCACCGGCATCCACGCTCCCGACTACGCCGCCGTGCTGGCGTTCCTGAAAGGCCAGTTGCAGGCGATCTACGGCAGCGACACCGTGATCGACAACGACAGCCAGGACGGCCAACTGATCGGGATTTTTGCGCTGGCGCTCAGTGACACCAATGCCGCCTGTGTCGCGGTTTACAATTCGTTCAGCCCGTCCACCGCGCAGGGGGTGGGCTTGTCCAGCATGGTCAAGATCAACGGCATGGCGCGCCACGTGCCGAGCAATTCAACCGCGCCGATGACCATTATCGGCGTGGCCGGGACCGTGATCACCAACGGCATCGTGCAGGACACTCCCGGCAACAACTGGGCACTGCCTGCCAGCGTGACGATACCACCCAATGGCGACATCATCGTGACCGCGACCTGTCAGACACCGGGCGCGGTGACGGCGCCCGACGGGGACATCAGCCGCATCTACACCGTGACGCTGGGCTGGCAGTCCGCGACCAACGGCCCGGTGACGGTGGGCGCGCCGGTTGAAAGCGACGCTTTGCTGCGCATCCGCCAGAGCGTCTCCACGGCGCTCCCCGCCTTGTCGGTGCTGTCAGGCATCATCGGCGCGGTGGCCGCGCTGCCCGGGGTGATCGCCACCAAAGGCTACGAAAACGACACCAACGTCGACTACACGACGGCGGTGCCGCCGCTGGGCGAGGGGCCGCTGCCACCGCACAGCATCAGCCTCGTGGTGCAGGGCGGTGACGCGATTCAAATCTGCCAGACCATCCTGCTGAAGAAAACGCCCGGCGCCTACACCTACGGCAGCACGCGTGAACTGGTAGACGACGTCTATGGCCTGCCGCACGATATCGGGTTCTTTATTCCGACGGCGGTGGCGATCGGGGTGCATATCACACTGACCGCGAAGGCGGGCTATTCCACCATCATCGCCCAGGCGATCCGCGACACCGTGGCGGCCTACATCAACGGGCTGGGGTCGGGCGTCTCGGTGATCTATTCCAAGCTGTGGCTACCCGCCAATCTGGACGGTGCTACCGACGTGCCAGAGAATGCCACCGCAACCTATGACATCACCGCGATGACGATGGCCAGCCCGGTCACCGGCACCTATGGCACCGCCAACATCACGCTGAACATTTTCCAGATGGCCGTCTGCGATCCGACCGACGTGATCATCACGGTCAGCTAAGCCGCTTCTGCCAGCGCAGGAACGCCATCAGGTCCGCGTCGTCGGTGACCGGCTGGCCGTCCGCCAGCGCGTCCATGAATTGCTGGAAACTCTCGGCATCGATGATGCGCTGGCCGGTGTCCAGCACGTGGCATTTGAGGTCGATGCCGAACACCCGGAAGGTGCCCGACCATACTGCTGTGGGGATTTTTATATCTGAGGGCATCGCATGACACTCGCTGATTACATCGGCCGGATCACCTCATGGCATAGCGACAAACCGCGTTTCGTCAACACGGTCGCCGTGCTGGTGCAGCCGCTGATCGACGCGCAGGACATGCTGGCCAAGCTGACGGCGGATTTCGATCTGGATACCGCTGTCGGTGTGCAGCTTGATCAGGTCGGGCAATGGATCGGGCGCACCCGCTATGTGGAAACCCCGGTCGCAGGGGTGTTCTTTTCCTTCAACGACAGTTACGACGGCACACCGGGCGACAGCCCGCGCACCGGGTTCAATCAGGGCATCTGGCTCGGCCAGTATGACCCGGTTGATCAGATCACCGCACTGGACGATGACACCTATCGGTCGGTGTTGAAATTACAGGCGATTGCCAACCAGTGGGACGGCACTGTTCCAGGCATTGCTGACGATCTGGACCGGGTGTTTCCCGGTACTGTCATTCAGGATTTGGGCGACACGCCGCCCGGTCGTATGGCGATGGACGTGCTGATACCCGGCGTGCTGATCAACTCGCTGTTGCTCAGAGTGCTGGAACAGGACTTCCCGGTGAAGCCCAGCGGCGTGCATGTCAATTTCATCGAATCAACCGTGTCTACGGAACAGATTTTTGCATTCAACATCGACGGCTCGCAAGGCGGACCGCTGGGCGGCTTCAATCAGGGAGCGTGGGGCGTCATCGTTCTGACGGTATAAAACAAGGGGCACGCCAACCATGGCAACCAATGACTTCCTGACATTCGCGGGCGATCCGGCAGCCGACGTGTTGCCGCAGTCGCAATACATCGCGACCGGGTTTACCGCGCGCATCCTCGGATTTTCCACCGGCACCGCGCTGTCGATCCAACTGAACAAAGTCTGGCGGCAGGCATCGCTGATCAGCGCCATGATCGGTCAGTTCACCGTCGATGAAATCAATCAGGACATGCTGGACGACGGCACGCCCGCTGGGATGACGGCATTGGAAACCCATTTCCGCGCCGCCCTTGTCCATGTCGCACAGAGTTCGATCGGCACCAACTTCCTGCCGCTCACAGGAGGCGCCCTTTCCGGCCCGCTTCAGATCAATGCCAGCACGCTCGGCATCACCGCGCCATCTGGCTCAGTAGCGATCAACCTGACACGTCAGCAAGGACAGTATGCCTTTCTTGCTGGCTACACCGGCACGTTCGCGCGCTGGCAAGTGTTTCTGCCCGACAACGCACCTGAGCAGGGCGGCAACTCGGGTTCCAATTTTGACATCAACAGTTTCAACGACCAGGGCGGCTATCTCGACACACCGCTAAGCATCAACCGTGCCACGGGCGTGGTGAACTTCAGTCATGGCCCCACCGTCAATGGTGCGTCGCTGCCTTATGTGCGACTGGCTGGCGATGTGATGAGCGGCGCACTCGGCGTCGGCAGCACCGGGATTTCCTACAATGGTCTCGGCGGTTATTGGGCGCAGCACCATATCGCGTTCGGCTGGGACGGCAACGTCAATGTGGCGGTGGACGGCACCTTTGTCGGCCAGATCGCCATGCAAAGCTGGGTCGGCGCCGTGGTCGGGGGTTACCTGCCACTCGGTGGCGGAAATCTTTCTGGGCAATTGAACGTATACGCGCCGCTTGAAGTGTTTGGCACTGCATTCCACCACTCCACGACGTTTTTCGGTTACACCGATTTCGCCAATTTCTGGGATGGCCGCTACCGCTACCGGCAATGGGCGGGAAGTTGGTATGACGCCTGGGACGGCCAGACCGGGTTGCGCGCCTGGGCCGCGCCCGGCGCCTGGATCATGACGTTGGATGGCACTGGAAGTTTATATGTCCGTAACATCCTGAGAGTTGATGGCAGTCGCATCATTTCCGCCAGTGGTCTGAGCGGTGGTGGTGTCGCACCTTCGGTGTGCTGCTACTGGACCGGCGGCGTTGCCAAGGGCATGTGGGTCGATGGCACCGGCCTGTGGCTCGGGCAAATGGATGGCAACGGCAATCCGTTGCGCGCGGACGTGGTATTCGACAAAAACGGCTATATGACATTTTATGGCTCCGCATCAATCAACGGCAGCCTGTGGGTCGGCAACCAAGTGGCTGCGGCTGGCTCGATCGTTACCAACTATTTTAGTTGCAACGGCGCCGGTGTTTTCAATGGCCACTTTACCGTCAACAACGACGCCAACGTAGGCGGCACAATGGCCGCCACCGTGCTTTATTCTGGCAGCATCGTGCAGGCTCACACCCAAGTCTATTCCTACGACGGCGGTGGCGCTTCGCTCAATGCTGATGGCGTCATGTATAACGGCAACGGCGTGCAGATCGGTTGGCGCTGGGACGGCAACTGGATGTGGTGCCGGATCAACGGCTGGGAAAAGGAAGTCATCGTTGGCAATAACCAGCGCGTCCGCAATCTGCAAATGTATAGCACCTCGTTGCAGTGGACCGACAGCGACAATTCGGGATGGCTGGCCAACACCTACCGGTCCGATCCTCGTTTCAAACGTAACATCCGAGAGGCGGATGATTTCGACAGCCTAAGCGCGATCTGTGCCACGCCGACGAAGTCATTTGAATGGCGCGAGGACTACCGCGCTGCGCCCGTCCCTTATGGGATGATCTCGACCGATGTTCGTATGACATTGCCAGACGCGGTGATGGAAGCGCCGTCTGAGGGCGACGAACCACCGGTCGATCATCTCGATCCGCCCGCGCTGTTCGCGCATCTGTTCCGCGCCATCGCGCAACTCAACCGCAAGATCGCAGCCTTGGAGGCACGTCATGTCTGAATCCGATCAGCCAGAGGTCGATCCCGGCACGACAATTCCGACGCCGCCCACCCAGCCACCAGCCTCGGCGCTATATCCGCCAGCAGGCCCAATCATCGAACACCCGTGGCAACCGGCGACGGTGCTTCCGACCCCGGTAGGACCACCGCTGCCCACGGCCGCGCCTGTGGTGGTTGATACGCCGTATCTGTCGCAGTCGGGGAACCTGTTGAATTGCACGATGGGCAACTGGACCAACGAACCAAACCACTATACCTACCAATGGCTCAGCAATGCCACTGACGTGACGATGGTTGGGCCTTTCTGTGCCGTTACAGCAACTGACGAAGGTAGCACTTTCACCTGTAGCGTGACGGCGGCTAACCTCATCGGTGCCGCCTCGGCAACGTCAAATTCCGTCGTTGCCACCTACACCCCACCAACATAGGAGACGCATATGCCTAAAGACCCGGAAATCGTTTGGACGCTGAACATGATACAGGCCAACCAGATCATGGGCACGTTGGCCAAGCAGCCGTTCGGCGAGGTCGCCGAATTGATCGCCGAATTGCAGAAGCAGGCGCAGTCGCAATTGCAGGGGCAGCAGATGCCGCCGATGCACAGCACGCCATCCAAGATGGACGGCGAGGCGCGGGTGCAATGAGCCTGCAACGCGTCACGGTGCAAGTGAGCGCGGTCAAATTCGGCGACGTGTGGCTGGGATCGTCCGTCACCGGCATCGCCAATTCATGGCGGCCGGGGAACATGGACATCACGCTCTATGATCCCGCCACGCAGGCCAGCCGCACCGTGACCATCAACCGCAATCAATGGTTCGCGGTGGATCGCGACGTGTGATATAGTCAGCCTATCGAGATTGGACAGCCTTGGCCCCGCCAGCGATGGCGGGGCTTTTTTCATGCCTAAATTTCCGCTGCCGTGCGGCGTGGCAGACCAGACATCGCAGCCAGGATTTGCCGGTTTGGGAATGACGCATCAACGTCGCGTTGCGGCTGTGTAGCAGATGACCGAACCGGCACTGCTTCATTTTTCGTCGCTCGGGCTGAACACGACGCCCGCGTCGAGCAACATCCGCAGCAGCGCCGAGCCTTCGGCGAGCGGCAGCGTCACGTCCAGCTTGATATGGGCCTCGCCCTGGGCGGTGACCACGAATGCCAGCGCGTCCGCCCGCCTGGGGGACACCCAGGCGGCGCCCGAGGCGGTGCGGGGTGCAGACGGTGCGGGGATAGCCTTGACGCCGTCTGGCACGCGCGCACGCACCTTGGCGGCGAGGTCATCGGGCTGGCAGCCGAGCAGCTTGGCCAGCTTGACGCGGTTCTCGGGGCCGGGGCCGCCCTTGCCGTTGAGCCAATGATAAACCGAGGTATGGCCGCGTGGCATATTGATCGCTTTGTTGAGATCACCAATGTCCTTGCCGGTGCGTTTCAGGTAATCGCGCAGCGCGATGGCGATGTGGCCATACGCGGCGATCTGTTGCGGTGTGGCGGGGCCTGCGGCGAAGGGCATCACGCGGTCTTTCGGTTATCCACCACGCGCAGCCGGGGGCGGCTCAGCGAGGGCGTGGCGGTGCCCGCGACCAGGGCATAATAGGCGTCGCGATAGCAGGCGGTCTTGGTTTTCAGTCCAAGCTGGAATTTACCGCCATGCTTGGCCTGCCAGCACCAGCCGGTGAGCAGGCGTAGTTCGTTGGGTTTGCGGTGTTCGTTCCAAACTTTGCAATCGAGTTTGGCGACGTAGTGAATGCGCGCCACGTTGTTGACTTCGGTGATGATTGGGTCTGGCAACCACATACTTCAGTTTCCCATGAGATGGGCGCGGGCCGGGCTTGCACCCCCGGCCCGCTGGTATCAGCGCCGCTTTCTGGCGGTCACGGCGCCGATGCCGAGGACGCCCAGGCCGAGGATGGCGATGGACGCCGGTTCGGGCACTGAGCCACCGTCAGTCGGGTTGATCACGCAGTCGTCGCATGTGGTTGGACCGCCTGACGCGAAGAACGAATTGTTGTTGGCCGGTGCGTTCGGATTGAACACATGGGCCGCCGCTTCCGGCACCGAGGCGGTCAGCACCTGGGTTTCATCCGCCCAGGTGCCCGAGGTGTTGTGGATGTCAAAGCTGGCCTGGGTGACTGAGTCGGAAAACCCATTGGGGTTGACCGTGTAGTCGAGGGCGAAATTGCCGACGCCGCCAACCTTGGTGCCAAAACTCACGGTATACGACGGGGTCTGGGAATCCCCAACACGTTGGGTGAACGACAGGTTGGTGATGCCGAACGTGCTGGCGTTAACATCGAGGCCCATCTCGCCGAAGCTAAACACGCCAAGACGGGTGAAGTTCGCGGTGGCGTGGGTGCTGTCAATGAAGTGGATATCGACCTGAGCATAAGGTCCAGCACCCGAGACACCGAAATCATTGGTGGTGTCGAGCGTATAGATCACATCAGCAGAGGCGTGCTGTGGATGGAACCATAGCGCGCCACAGACAATGGCGGTGGAGAGGAGTAAGCGTTTCATGGTGACGTATCCTTTGTTAGAAAACCCAGGGCGGCGTCCTTGCAAGGGGTCAGCGCCGCCCCGGTAGTTGCTCCCAGATGTGGGGTTTGTTCCTCCCCTTATGTGCGACGGCTCTGACGGCGAACGAAGCCGATGCCGAGCAAGCCAAGACCAACCAGGGCAAGCGAACCCGGCTCGGGCACCGCAGCCGCACTGGCGTTGGCGATGCCGCTAAACCCGGCGGTGAACGACTGGAGGGTGTTGTTCTTCACTTCCAGGCCGCCACCGTCAGGGCTGACCACGCTGGCCAGTGACAGGGTGAAGCTGGACGGCGCCAACAGGTCGCTGGCCGGGATCACGCTGGAAGTCAGCGACAGCGTGTCAGGCGG